TATATGACAACGAACTTGAGAAAAGGGCGCTTAATAAGGCTGTCAGGGAAAGAAAAAGTATGAGTGAGCGTCATATCAAAATAGCTATGCAGATGCAGAAAAAAGCTCTCGAGGCATTACAGTTACTACCTATAGAAGATATGTCTCCTAAAGATATTAAGGATTATATTAAAATGGCTACGGAGCTTGAACGGTTGAACCGTATACCGGAAGATAAGGAAAAGGAAAGCGTCTCAATATCTCTTGCGGATACAATTATTTCAGCGTATAAAAAAAGAATGGAGAATGTTGAGAATGATTAGTGAGAAAGCGACACTTTATTACGCTAAACACCCTGTAGAGTTTGTTGAGGATATAATAGGGGCAAGACCGGAGCGTAGACAAGCTGAAATTTTACGAAGTGTAGCCGAAAATCGGATGACAAGTGTAAGAAGCGGTCACGGGGTGGGGAAAAGCGCTGTTGAGGCGTGGATTATTATATGGTTTATGACGACAAGACCATTTCCGAAAATACCTTGTACAGCTCCTACGCAGCACCAATTATTTGATATTCTATGGGCGGAGGTCAGCAAATGGCTTAGAAATAATAAGGTTTTATCCAACGAGCTAATATGGACAAAGGAAAAGCTATATATGAAAGACTATCCGGAGGAGTGGTTCGCCGTTGCCCGTACAGCGAGCAAACCTGACGCTTTACAGGGGTTTCACGCTGAAAATGTAATGTATATTATTGACGAGGCAAGCGGCGTGGACGACAAAATATTTGAACCTGTACTTGGGTCGTTATCAACAAGGGGAGCGAAACTTTTAATGTGCGGAAATCCCACTCAGTTGTCGGGATTTTTTTATGACAGTCATAATAAAAACCGAGGAAGTTATAAAACATTTCATATTGATGGAAGAAACAGCGGCAGGGTTTCTGAAGACTTTGTAAAAACAATTATAAATATGTACGGTGAGGACAGCAATGTGTTTCGGGTACGTGTGGCGGGGGAGTTTCCTTTGCGGGAGGACGATGTGTTTATTCCTTTGCCTCTTGTTGAAAACTCAATTATGACAGAATTTATTCCTAAGAAAAAGCCTTATAGCGTACATATTGGCTGTGACGTGGCAAGGTACGGAGATGATAAAACGGTAATAGGATATAAAATTGATGAAAAAGCTGAATTTCACAAGAAAAGACAAGGACAGGATACAATGAAAACAGCTGACGATATAATTTTTTTAGGTGAAAAGCTTATACGTGAATATAATTTTAAAAACGAGATACCTGTAAAGGTTGACGACGGAGGAGTCGGCGGGGGAGTTGTGGATAGACTGAGACAAATCAAGAGGAATAATTCCGAAAGATTTTGGTGGCTTGACATTTACCCCGTCAATTTCGGAAAAAGAATAAATCACAAATATTTTTATGACAGCACAACTTATATGATGTCTGTTGTGAAAAAACTATTACAGCCTTTTGATGAAGATGGAAACAAAAAGCCTATTGAACTGATACTCCCAAACGATAACGACCTTGTGGCGCAGTTAAGCGGAAGAAAATATTTTGTTACGGAAAACAGCAAAATCAGGATAGAGAGCAAAGAAGCGGTAAAAAAAAGAGGCAGACAGTCTCCCGATGAGGCGGATTGTGTTTTACTGCTGTGTTTGCCTGTAAAACCAAGCAAAAAAGGGGTGAGAAGAAATGTCTGACAAGCAAAAAAGTATGCGGGTGAAAGTTATAAAACCCATGAGAGGTATTACAAAAGCGGAAACGGCGGTGCAGGTTTCCAAAGAGGAAACTTATAACGCGGGAGACTGGATAATGCCGCCTGTGGACCTTAATGGTTTAAAGGAGTTAGTAAAAAACAGTACGGTTTTACCTCAATGCATAAGAGCCTATAAAAATAATATCGCCGGATTTGGAATTGGTATCAGGTACAAGGAGGATATAGAGGAAACGCCGGAAATGATAGAAGAGTTTAATAAAGCTGCTGAGATATTGGAGCTTCTTAATACAGAGCAGGATACAAAGGAAATATTTGAGGACATTATAGAGGCAAGGGAGACTTATGGAATAGCTTATATTGAGGTTATACGAAATATGGCGGGAGATGTGCGGCAGATTGAGTTTATCAAAGAAACACCGTCAATTAACAAGACAAAACCTCTTAATCCATACATAGACACACTGTTTTACCATAAGGGAAAGGAAACGGAGAGAAAAAAACGCTATTGCAAATACAAACAGCAAATAGGCGGTAAAACTGTATATTTTAAAGAGTTCGGAGACCCTAGAATTATGGATTACAGGACGGGAGAATATATTTCAGAGGGTAAAACTCTTGAAATACAGTTCCATGCTAATGAAATTATAGAATTTGCGATTGGTACTGAAATATACGGGGAGGTTCGCTGGATAGGGCAGATTTTAGGAATTGACGGCAGCAGAAAGGCAGAGGGACTTAATAATAATTATTTTGAAAACGGCAGACATACACCGCTTATGATTATGATTAAAGGTGGTACTCTTACAGATGACAGTTTTAACAAGTTACAGCGGTATATGGACGATATAAAAGGAGAATCGGGACAGCACGCATTTATTATACTGGAAACGGAAAGCAGCGAGGGCAGAGTTGATTTTGACCGGTCGGAAAAGCCCGATATTGAAATAAAAGACCTTGCGGGAATTTTACAGAAAGACGAGCTGTTTCAGAATTATCTTGACAATAACAGACGGAAAGTACAGTCGGCTTTTCAGCTGCCCGACCTTTACGTGGGATATACGACGGATTTTAACAGGGCTACGGCGCAGACGGCAAGGGAGATTACGGAAGAGCAGGTGTTTCAGCCTGAAAGAAAAAGCCTTGCGTGGGTAATTAACAATAAGCTTTTAAACGGTTACAACTTTAAATATGTGGAAGCGTATTTTCTTGAACCCGATATAAGCAATCCCGATGATTTATACAAACTTCTTACAGTAGCGAACAACGCCGGAGGACTTACACCGAACAAGGCAAAGCAAATTGTTTATGAGGCTTACGGTGAAGTGGCGGAAAATTACAAAGGGGAATGGGGAGATATTCCTATTGCGTACAGTAAGTCGCAAAACAGCGGTATGGGCGCTGATATGGGCGGACTTGCGATGAGCCTGCAAAGGCAGATTGAGAAAGCAAGTAAAAATAATGATGACGCGGTTGTGGCTGTTATGAAAGAGGTAAAAAATCTTTTGCTGAAAATGGATAGGGGGAAATGATTATGTGTCTTAATTGCAAACCCCTTATAAATGCTATTGACAGATATATAGCGAAAGCGGAGGACGACCTTGAAGATATTTTCGAGGAAGAGGGAAGGAGCAACCCCAAAAAAATGGTTAAGAATATATCATCGGTTGAAAAGCTTGTAGCAGAGGCGCTTACTTCGGAAACAGAATACTTTATACGTGAAATAAGAAAAAAGAAAAATCTTAAACAGGTTATGAAAGATTTAGAAAAAATTAAGTCCGGTGATATTTGTATTGAAAATATAAAATCAGAGTTAAAAGAAAAAATTCAAAATATAGTTGAAGAAAACGCAAAGGAATATATAAAAAAAACAGATTCGGAACTGACAATAAAAAATCTTTCCAAGCGTACTGTAAATTGGGTTGAAAGCTGGAGCGGTCAGCTCGCAGATATTATGAAGCTTAACAGTCATAAAGAAATTGAGGATATTTTAAAAAAGGGACTTGAAAACGGCGATGGTATAGATGTATTTGCAAGAAATATTCTTGAAAGCGGAATACGTGATGAGTATTACAAAGCCCGCAGGGTGGCGGTTACGGAGGTTTTGAGGGCGCACAATGCAGCACAGATGGAAGCGCTTATGCAAGACCCGTCTGTTTCCGAAAAAATGTGGAGACATACGGGAGATTATAAAAATGAACCTCGTTCAAATCACGTTGATATGGACGGGCAGAGAGTACCTAAAGGCGAGCCTTTTGAACTTATAGGGGCTGACGGGGGAGTTTATTATCCCATGCAGCCTTGTGACAGCAGTTTACCGCCCGAGGAAAGCATAAACTGTCACTGTATTTGTCAGCCTGTTGTAAGTGAGGAGATATTAGGGTTACCTTTGGAGGAAAGACAGAGATTACAGCAGGAAATTATTGACGAAATGGATGACGAGTGGGAAAAGGAGCTTGACAGGAAAAACAGAGAAAAAGCCGGGATAGAGTAAAGATAATTGGATTGTACAAAATATTAAATATTTTTAATAGAAAGGTTACAATAAATATTAGGTTAAATTTATCCTAAAATATTGGTATAATATATTGCATAAGGGATGTGATATATTTGTTGGTAGATGTTAATAATTTAATTCCAATAACAGAAGCTAATCAAAATTTTTCTAAAGCGGCAGAATTATGTTTTTCCTTAATAAGAAATCATTCTTTTGTTGACGGAAACAAAAGAATGGGTATTTTGTCTATGATTGTTTTTCTTTAAATTAATGGGGTTGCATTAAAGTGTACCGATGAAGAGTTTGTTGAACTTGGCTTGAAAGCTTAAGAGGGAAAACAAGATTATGAAGATATTTTAAAATTTATAATTAATCATTAAGTTAAAAAAAGGTATTATGCAAAAGTATAGTACCTTTTTTATATAAAAAAATATTGAGTGGAGGTGAGATTGTGTGGAAAATCGGAAAGGCATACGAAATTACGGACGCCAAAATACAATTCGTGTCGTTGGTTGACAAGGCGGCGAATAAAAGGCGGTTTTTGCTTAAAAAGGCAAAGGACGGCAAGGCGGCGTTTACGTCTTACGGCAGAATTATTAAGACGGATACAGAGAACCATTATGTTACGGGTATTGTATACGAGCCTATGGAAGAGGACAGCCATGGGAATTATATGACGGCAGAGGAAATAACAAAGGCGGCGTATTGGTTTGCCAAAAACGGTGACAAGGTGGATTTACAGCATAGTTTTGAGCCTTTGGAAAATGCTGTTGTTGTTGAAAATTGGATTGCGAAAGCTGATTTCAAAATCGGAAATGAAGTTATTAAAGAGGGTACTTGGCTAATGACTGTTGAAGTAACCGACCCTAATATATGGCAAGATATAAAAAAGGGAAAGATAACAGGCTTTAGTATGGGAGGGCTTGGAAGTTACAGCGAGGAGGATACGGAATTGAATCAAGAAGTAAAAAAAGAAAAAGGCGGTCTTTTAAAACAGCTTGCGGCAGCATTGGGGTTTAAAGTTGTTGAAAAAGGCGATGCTGCTGAAATTTATCGGGAAAAGGAAAAATACCGGAACATAGAAAATTCCTTTTGGAATGCTTTTAACTCACTTGAAGAAATATTGCATAAGTTTGACAATGAATCCTGCCGCCGGATTTATGAAAAAGATGAGGCTGTAATAAAAGAGGCTCTTGAGGATTTTAATAAAATTATAACAGAAATTCTTACAGGCACGGAAAGTAATATTGCCGATACAATTCAAAGCGGCAGTACTATAAAAAAAGCAGGAAAATCCATAAGCGCCAAAAACAAAGAGACTTTACAGGGGATTTATGACAGTATGGGTACATTTTTAGCCTCTTTTGATAATGAGGAAAAAGAAGAACCTATTGAAAAAAATAATAAGGAGGAACAATTAAAAATGACAAAAAGTGAAATGGAAAATGTTATTACAAAATCAGTATCAGCGGCTTTAAAAAAAGCGTTTGATGAGAAAAGCGCAAATGAAAATCCCAAAAAGGAAGAGGTTGAAAAAGAGGGAGAAATAACAGTAAATTCCGACAACCTTAAAAAAATGATTGACGAGGCTGTTGCCGCCGCTCTTAAGTCAAAAGAGGAAGAAGAAACAACGGAAGAGCAGATTCGGAAAATGGTTTCGGAGGCGGTCACAAAAGCTGTTGAGCCTATTTTTAAAAGCAAAAGCCTGCCGAGCAATCTTAACGGAAGCGAAGTTGAAAAATCGGCAGAAACACACTATTTACAGGGAATTATTTAAGAGGAGGTAAAAATTTTATGTTAAAAAACAGTCAGATTATCAGAAAAGCGGCTATTGAAACAGGTACGCTGAGTTCGGGAGGGCTTTTAAATCCCGAACAGGCACGTAAATTTATAAGACAAACCTTTGAGGTGACCAATCTTAGTCCCCTCGTAAGACACGAAATGAGAACGGCGAAAACAGGAGAGATTGACAAAATTGGTATCGCTTCACGTATTTTGAGGAAAAAAACAGAAAATACAGACGATGGTTACAGAGCCGATATAAAGACTTCTCAAATTGAGTATGCCACTACCGCCGTACGTCTGCCATGGGAAATAACGGAAGAAACATTAAGAGAAAACATTGAGGGGCAAAGCTTTGAGCAGATTGTTGCAGACCAAATGACACAACAGCTTGGAGTTGACCTCGAGGATATTTATTTAAACGGTGACGAGGATACCGACGCGGGCAATACCAACCACGATTTTCTCTATATAAACGATGGTTGGATAAAGCAGATTAAAAACGGCGGACACGTATATGACGCCTCCGGTGAATCGACTATGAGCCTTGATTTGTTTTATAAAGCGCTTGGGGCAATTCCAAATAAATATAATAACGGTAAACTACGCTGGCTGATGTCACCGAGAAGAGCGCAGGAATGGGAATTGTTTTTACTTAATAAGATTGTGAATGTGGGTGGTGCCGTGCCTGAGAGTATTTATACGGCTCCCGCTAAAATCCCCGCTGTTGAATGTCCCGCTATGGCTGACGACAAAATTATTCTTACAGACCCTAAAAATCTTATTGTTGTAAATACTTATGACACAAAAATAAGAAAAACGGTCGAGGGAAAAGAGGCTATTATGCTTGATAA